TACAGTAGATGGTATACTTTCTATCGAAGCTAGTGACAAACTATTTATTGACAGTGTTCGTGATGATTACGGAGAAGCTAAACTTACTAGCATGTTTGATAAAGTATTCAGCAATGATAGAGTATTTATCCATGCTCACTTTGGTGCTAACGACATTGATGCTATCTTTGCAAAGCTTAGATATCTTATCGTAGGTTGTGATTGTAAATGGGTTGTAGTAGACCACTTACATATGCTAGTAAGTTCTATGCTTGATGGAGATGAACGTAAAGCTATTGACAGTATCATGCACAGACTTCGTAGCATGGTTGAAGAAACAGGTGCAGGTATTATTCTTGTATCTCACTTACGTAGAATCGAAGGTAACAAAGGTCATGAGAATGGCATCAGTGTAAGCTTATCTCATCTTCGTGGTTCAAACAGTATTGCTCAACTATCCGACTGTGTTGTAGCACTAGAAAGAAATCAACAGTCAGACGATGATTTAGAATCAAGAACAACTAAACTTCGTATACTTAAATCAAGATACACAGGAGATGTAGGCATGGCTTGTTCTCTAGTGTACGATAAAGAAACAGGTAGGTTATCAGAGTATGAGGATTTAGAAATGCTCAACTCTAAAGAAGAAGATATCATACCATTTTAATAGGAGACAAATATGCAATTAGTATTTGACATAGAAACAGACGGACTAAATCCTTCAGTTATATGGTGTCTCGTAGCACAAGATGAACACGGTAAGTTCTATCACTTCTACGAAGACACCCTTGACGAGGGCATAAAGTTTTTACAAAAAGCAGACAGGCTTATAGGACATAACATCTTAGGTTATGATATACCTGTAATTAAAAAGCTTACTGGTGTAGACTTATACAATTCAGATAAAGTTATAGACACCCTTGTATTATCTAGGCTACTAAACCCTACAAGAGAAGGTGGACACAGCATAGCTAAGTGGGGTTACAAACTAGGATTACCTAAGAAAGATTCTCCTGAGTGGTCTGCCTTTACAGAAGAGATGTTATCTTATTGTGAAAGAGATGTAGATATAAATTATAAATTATTTAATTATTTGAAAAAAGAATCTTTAGGTTTTTCAAAAGAATGTATAGAGTTAGAACATAAAGTTACACATATTCTTGAAGAACAAAAACAAAATGGGTTTCTTTTTAATGATGAACAAGCAATGTTTTTAGCTTCAGAGTTAAGTTGTAAGCTAAAAGAAACAGAAGATAAAGTACACGAAACATTCAAGCCAATATGGATTGATGACAAAATAGTAAAACCTAAACTAAAAAAAGATGGTAAACTTTCTAAACAGGGATTGACAGAACAGGAGTACTCTGATATAATAGATGGTACGCTTGAACAAAAACCTTTCATGAGAAAGACACTTCAAGAATTTAACCTAGGTTCTAGGAAACAAATAGGACAAAGACTACAAGAACTTGGTTGGAAGCCTAATAAATTTACACCTACAGGTCAAGCTATTGTCGATGAGAATACTCTTAAAAAGATTACTCATATAAAAGAAGCACAACTTATAGCAGACTTTTTACTGTATCAGAAACGATTAGCCCAAGTACATTCTTGGATAGATGCAGTGCATGAAGACGATGGTAGAGTGCATGGGTCAGTCATTTGTACTGGTGCTATCACAGGTCGAATGGCACACAGAAGTCCTAACATGGCACAAGTACCTGCTGTTTACAGTCCTTATGGAAAAGAATGTAGGTCTTGTTGGGTTGTACCAAAAGGTTACAAACTTGTAGGTATAGATGCAAGTGGATTAGAACTTAGACTGTTAGCACACTATATGGCTGACGAGGATTACATAAATGAAATTATCAACGGAGACATTCACACAGCTAACCAACAGTTTGCTGGACTTAAATCAAGAGATGAGGCAAAAACTTTCATCTATGCACTCATTTACGGGGCAGGAGATGAAAAAATTGGAAGCATCATTAAAGGAAATAGAGCAGACGGTAAGCGATTGCGAGAACGCTTTCTTACTGGTCTACCAACACTTAGAACTCTTAAGGAACGAGTTGACAGAGCTTCGGAGAAGAGCTACCTCAAGGGGTTAGATGGTCGTAAGATTCTACTACGACATAAACATGCAGCATTAAACACTTTATTACAGGGTGGTGGTGCAATAGCAATGAAGAAAGCATTGGTTATCCTTGAAGATAACATAAGACTTAACGGTTTAGATGCAAAGTTTGTAGCTAACATTCATGATGAATGGCAGATACAGGTGCTTGAAAGCCAAGCAGACTTTGTAGGTAGACTAGGTGTAGAAGCAATAGAAAAGGCAGGACAACATTACAACATGCGTTGTCCTTTAACAGGCGAATATAAAATAGGAGACAGTTGGTATGAAACCCACTAAAGAAAACAGAAAGAAATTTGACATTGACTTAGCTTATGGTACAATAAGAGAAGAAAAAATAGCAGAGATGCTTACAGATAAAAAGATAGAAGTAAAATCAGAGAAAGATATGTGGCAGAAAACAGGAAACATATGTATAGAATATGAATCATGGGGTAAGCCTTCAGGTATTAAAGCAACTGAAGCTGACTACTGGTTTCATAACCTATGTGTAGGAGACAACGAGTTCTGTACTTTAGTATTTAAAACTGATGTACTCAAAACAATCGTAGATAAATTAGATACATTTAAAACTGTATGTGGTGGAGACCATAAAGCAAGTAGAATGTTTCTTGTTAATCTACAAAAACTATTCTCATCGGATGTAATTAAAGCATTCAAGGAAGCAGAAAATGCCAAAGAAAAAACTAAGTAATTTAGTACCTGATATCTATGCCCTGTTAGATTCTCTTACAGAAGGCAATGAGCTAAACATTTCAGAAGAAACTTATGAAGAGTTCGGTAAAGAAATGGCAGATGCTCTTAGACATTGGGCTACCCCTCAAGATAGAACATCCAAGGAAACGCTTAGGATGTCTAACATAGGCAAACCTGAAAGACGTTTGTGGTATGATGCTCATACTCAATCGGATACAACAGAAAAGTTACAGCCTAACGTACAGATTAAATTCTTGTACGGACATTTACTTGAGGTTTTAGTTTTATTCTTTGTTAAACTTTCCGGACATAAGCTTACAGATATGCAGAAAGAAATTACTGTGAGCGGAATCAAGGGTCACATGGACTGTAAGATAGACGGAGAAGTGGTAGATGTAAAGACTGCATCAGGGTATGCCTTTAAGAAGTTTAAAGAAGGCACTCTTAGTGAAGATGATGCATTTGGATATCTATCACAACTTGCAGGGTATGAAGAAGCAGAAGGTACAAGTAAAGGTGGCTTCTTAGTTATGAATAAAGAAACAGGAGAACTGTGTACTTACATACCTGATGATATGGAGAAACCTAATATAGTTTCTAAGATAGATAATGTAAAAGAACTTATAGTTAAAGACACGCCACCTGAGTTTTGTTATACTCCTGTAGCTGAAGGTCTTTCAGGTAACATGAAGTTAGCTAAGAACTGTGGGTGGTGTCCTCATAAAGTAGAATGCCATAAAGATTCTAATGAAGGTAAAGGACTTAGAGCTTTTAATTACGCTAAAGGCCCTGTATATTTTACAACGGTTGTTAAAGAACCAAAGGTTGAGGAAATAAAACTATGAGAGAAATAAAAACTAAACAAGTACGTAAGCTATCTAAACAGTTTGTAGTAGAGTGGTTGAAAAGTATGCTTACTGAAGAAGAACAAAAGAAAGTAAGCGTAGATAATTATGAAAAGTATTTACCTGAAGAAAAACATTTCTACGCTAACAATAAACTAATGGTTTCTGCATACACACCGAGGTGGTTTTCTCAGAGAATCAAAAAAGTTTTAAGAACTAAACACATAGATGACATTACTTATTCGGATGTTATCTAGTGGTCGGCTTTAGAAAACCTCGAAAGGTTAGACCAAAAGAAAAAGATATACCCAAGGGTTATGATTCCAAGTGGGAACATACCTTACACAGTACTATCTTACAAGAGTGGGAACACCACACGAATAAAGTTCCTTACATTGTTGAGCATAATTATGAGCCTGACTTTGTAAAGAAGATAGGAAACAAAGAATATCTTTTGGAAGCAAAAGGTAGATTTTGGGACTATCAAGAATATAATAAGTATGTGTGGGTGCGTAAAGCACTTAAACCAAATCAAGAGTTAGTGTTTTTATTCTTGAGTCCTTATGCTCCTATGCCACAGGCTAAGAAAAGAAAGGACGGTACTAAAAGAACACATGCAGAATGGGCTGAAAAAAATAAATTTATATGGTATAGTGAAGATACTTTACCTAACAACTGGAGAAAAGATGAACTATAAATTTAAAGAAGATAAAATATTAAATGAAATAAAAGCATATATAGGTAACACGTATGACCAACATTATGCTAATGGAAAGTATCAAGCAACTGATATGATAATAGATGCAGGACATGGAGAAGGTTTTGCCATGGGCAACATCATGAAGTATGCTATGCGATATGGACAGAAGGGTGGTAAGAATAAAATGGACTTGCTAAAGATAGTACACTATGCTATAATAGCTATACATTTACAGGACAAAGAAAATGATTGAAGACAAAATAGGAACTAAGCCTTACTTAGGAATTGAAATAGACTACGACAGAGAAAAAACATTTGATAAGTTTAGTCTTGATACATTGAAAGATAGATATCTTTGGGAGAATGAAACACATGCACAAGAAGCATTCGCAAGAGCCTCCGTCTTCGGAGCAACCTTCAAAGGTGAGACAGATTTTGAGTTGGCTCAAAGACTTTACAACTACAGTTCCTCTAGGTGGTTCATGTTTAGCACTCCTATACTTAGTAACGGGGGAACAAGTCGTGGGCTTCCTATCAGTTGTTTCCTTAATTATGTTCCTGACAGTAGGGGTGGTTTATCTGCTCACTATGACGAGAACATATGGTTGGCAAGTTCAGGTGGAGGCATTGGTGGATATTGGGGCGATATTAGGAGTAACGGTATTTCTACTACTCATGGCAGTCGTTCTACTGGTTCAATTCCTTTCATGCATGTAGTTGATTCACAGATGTTAGCCTTTAACCAAGGCACAACAAGACGTGGAAGCTATGCAGCTTACATGGATATAAGCCATCCTGAGATTGAAGAGTTTATAAACATGAGAAAAGAATCAGGTGGAGACATCAACAGAAAGAATCTCAATATACATAATGGTGTCAACATTACTGACTCATTCCTTGAAGCAGTAGAAAAGGATGAAGACTGGAGATTGATTGACCCTAAGAGTAACGAAGCTGTTAAGATAATAAACGCTAGAGATTTATGGTGGCAAATTATTCATGCTAGGGCAGAGACAGGTGAGCCTTACATGGTCAACATAGATACCTGTAATAAATATCTACCTAAAGCACAGAAAGATTTAGGTCTTAAGATTAGACAAAGTAACCTGTGTTCAGAGATTACTTTACCAACAGACGAAGAACGAACAGCAGTATGTTGTTTATCATCCGTAAACTTAGAACACTTTGATGCTTGGTCAAAGGATGATAACTTTATACAAGATTTAATAACCATGCTTGACAATGTTTTACAGCACTACATTGACAATGCAATAGACACAACACAGTTAGGAGAATACAGTGCAAACTTTAAAAGATTTCAGAAGTACGTTAGAGAAGGTAAGGAAGGATTTACTAAGTCTGCGTATTCGGCATACCGAGAGAGAAGTCTCGGCCTCGGTGCAATGGGCTTTCATGCTTATCTACAGGGGAGGAACATTCCTTTTGAAGGAATTTTTGCGACTGGCTTCAACTATAAAGCATTTCTTTATATTAACACTAGAGCAAATGAAGCCACTAAAGAACTGGCTATACAAAGGGGAGAAGCTCCTGACATACATGGGTCAGGTAAGCGTAACGCTAACCTCATGGCTATTGCTCCTAACGCTAGTAGTGGTATTATATGTAGTGGCACTTCCCCTAGTATCGAGCCTTATAGGGCTAATTGCTATACTCACAAGACCTTATCCGGCTCTTACCAAGTTAAAAATAAATACCTTGAAAAGGTTCTCAAGACTAAAGGGTTAAAAGGTAAAGAGTTAGATGAAGTTTGGAAAGATATCTCAGCCAATGAGGGTTCTGTCCAACACTTAGATATACTTTCTGATGAAGAGAAAGAAATATTTAAAACAGCAAATGAGATAAACCAAATATGGATTGTTGAACATGCTGCCAAACGACAGGAGTTTGTGTGTCAAGCACAGTCTGTCAACCTATTCTTTACTTTACCCAAGAGTACAGAGCCACAAGAAGTGCATGATGAATACATGCAGTATGTGAATGATGTACATTGGTATGGTATGAATAAACTAAAATCGTTGTATTACTTTAGAACTAATGCAGCACGTAATGTAGAAAATGTAAACACTAAAGTTCCACGTATAAGATTAGACGATGTGGAATGTATCGCCTGTGAAGGGTAAGGAAAAATTATGAGTCTATTAACAACTAGAGATTATTATAAACCGTTTGAATACCCATGGATGTATGAGTATTACAAACTTCAAAATCAAATGCATTGGATGCCTGAATCAGTTCCGTTGCATACTGATGTAAAAGATTGGCAGGATGTTACTCCTGAAGAAAAACATTTACTTACACAAATATTTAGATTGTTTACGCAGTCTGATGTAGATGTAGGTGCAGGATATGTTGACAAGTATATGCCTATCTTTAAAAAACCTGAAGCAAGAATGATGATGTCATCCTTTGCAAACATGGAATCAATACACCAAGATGCTTACAGTTTATTGTTAGACACTGTAGGTATGCCTGAAATAGAGTACAAAGCTTTTGCTGAGTACGAAGAAATGTCTGACAAACACGATTACGTTGGGGAGTTTAAGCCTTTAAAATCTGATAAAAGAACTATAGCTAAAACACTAGCTGTTTATTCAGCCTTCACAGAAGGGTTGCAATTGTTCTCTAGTTTTGCAATCCTCTTAAACTTCCCAAGGTTCGGTAAGATGAAAGGTATGGGACAGATAGTTACCTACTCTATTCGTGATGAGTCAATGCACGTTGAAGCCATGACTAAACTGTTCAGAGAATTTATCCAAGAGAACATAGAGATATGGACAGATGATTTCAAAGCAGAGCTTTATCAAATCTGTAGAGACATGGTAGAATTAGAAGACAAGTTTTTAGACTTAGTGTTTGAAATGGGAGACCTTCAAGGACTAACCAAGAAAGATATGTATGCTTACAATAGATACATAGCTGACAGAAGATTACTTCAGCTAGGACTAAAGACTAACTATGACCAAAAAGAAAACCCGTTGGGTTGGATTGATGAAGTCATGGGTGTTGAGCATCAGAACTTCTTTGAAGGTAGAGCTACAACATATATGAAAGCAGGTCTACGTGGTAAGCAAGACTCTATTACTTTTACGGGAATAGAGAAATGAGGACTAAAAGAAAAGAAGCATTGGTCTTAGGTTACAAATTACTTTACGATAGGTCAGGTAAATTAGTATCAGAAAGAACATCAACTGATATTTCAAGTCTTAAAAATTACTTAACTAAAGAAGAGTTTCATACTTTAGATACAGTTTTAAGAGAAGCTACTCTTAAACTAGACGGAGTACACGCATACTTGGAAAACTATTTAAGTGCAAGAGTTATGACTGAGAAATAGTAAATGTTTGAACCTTGTTCTCTTTACCCTTTACATGTATAGACTTTAAAAGTTTTAAGGATATAGCACTCTCAATTGCAGTGTTATATCCTATTACTATATCCTCTCCTAATTCTTTAGTAGAGCTTTCTAATCTAGCTGCAAGATTAACAGCATCCCCAATTGCAGAGTAATCAAATCGTGAATCACTTCCCATATTACCTATTACAGCTTCTCCTGTGTTTATCCCTATACCTATGTCTATTCCTAAATCGGCTTCAGCCATATCTTGTTTTATTTTCAAGGCTGTTTGAATTGCTTTGGTTTCGTGTTGTTCTAAATCTATAGGTGCATTAAAGATAGCCATCATTGCATCTCCTATATACTTATCTACCATACCACCATACTCTTTAACTGCATTAGCTTGTATAGTTAAAGCCTTATTCATTATTTCTGTAACTTGTTCGGGTTCAAGAGTCTCTGACAAGCTTGTAAACCCACGCACATCTGTAAATAAAAACGTACAACGTCTTCGTTCTCCTCCTAACTTCAGGAGTTCAGGATTATCTTGTAGTTGTTTTACTTGCCTTGGGTCAAGGTAATGCTCAAATTGTTTCTTGATAAGTTGTCTTAGCTTGAATTGTGTTCTAAAGTTTAAATAGAATTGTAGGGTAGCAATAAGTGTCATACTTATTAAAGACCATGTAACATCTATGAGTATGTTCTTTTGTATGACATTGTATCCAACATAAGCCACAGAAGACATTAAAATTATAACTGATACGATTCCCCATGTAATACCTAAACGTGCTATTAGAAGAGCTGTCAGTAAGCCTGAGAGGCATAATAGTAATAGCTCAACAAACAATCTATAGTCAGGTATGTAAGGAGTATCCATTAACATACTTTCTGATAGAGCAGCTTGTATTTTATGTGGCTCTAGTAAACCTACGGGTGTTGCGAGTTGTGGAGATATTCCTTTAGCTGTGAATCCTACGAACACAAACTTATTAGCTACATCTAGTTCTTCTAATGTAGTCTGTGGTGTATCAACCCAACTAATCCACTTACGACCAAGACTATCTGTGGCAATGGGTGGAATGCCTCTCACTCTAACCTGTTCTATTCCATTCAGATTTGTGACAATCTGATAAGTTCGACCACCTCCTAGTATTTTTAAAACTTCCGTTCCAAACGAAGCGACCCACCCATTATTAGTTTGTTGTAGTAAAGGTATTCTCCTTACTAAATTATCTACGTCTACTGGTGCAGATATAGCACCTTGATTAGCTGATTGTTTTAAAGGCTCTATGTTCTCTAAAAACCCTTGAGCTTTTGGTAAAGATACTATTGGACCTTTGATAACTGTACCAACTGTCTTTGGATAGTTACCATTGTTTACTTCAGGCATGGCTATGACACTTGGAGAGCTTTGTAAAGCTTTAGAGAACTCATCATCTCCACCTAGTCTATCTGCATGTGGAAATAACATAACCCAACCAACACCTAAAGCACCAGCGTTTATTATATCATTGTGAATCTTTGCAAGTGTTTCTCTAGGCAGAGGATATCCACCCTGTTCATCTAGGAATTGTTCGTCTATGTTGAGGATTGTAAAATATCTGGTAGGCTCTGGTGTAGTTACAACAGCATCAAAAGTTTTTAATCTCAAGACTTCTAATGGAAGGGCGTTATAAAGTAAAGGAATTGTAAGTAAAGATAATAAACCTATTGACCACTTCATGTTAGTCTCCTTGCGTTATAGTTATACTAGAGTTACCACCACCGTTGACAACTATCTGTGTACTCTTACCATTCTGTATCATTACAACAGTGTAAGCATTTGATTTGTCTAGTTCTAATTTAATAGTATCTTCTAAAGCTTTGTAAAAAGTTATGACGTTATCAGTCATAAAAGTATTTATTTGTGTCTCACTATCGTAACCAACTTGCGTACCTTTTAGGTCTACATCAGACTTTAAAAGTGTTGAAGTTTGGTCTAGCTCGTTTACATCCTCTATGATGTTTAACAAGTCTTCAAGAAAATTTACATCAAGATAGTTAATGTCAAGCTCAGTAAATTCTAGTTCATCTTCTGCTAAGTAATCTACTTCTAAATCATCAAACTCAAGGTAGTCAACATCAAGAAGATTAGTGTTGCTCCCTCCATCTTGTCTTTCATTCTCTTTTATTTCCTGTGGTTGGTTTACTATTAACATGTTATCAATTAACTCAAGAGTCAAGTCAAGGATAACGGGATTAGTGGGTTTAGTTTCAAACATAGAAACTGTAGTAGCTTGGTAAGGCTTGTTAAGAACTACCTGTCCCATAGCTGTAGCAACAACAATCTCTCCACTTGGAAGACCGTCATCATCAGGTAATAATATGATTAGACTTCTACCTAACTCATCAACAGTCACAGTAAAGTCTGTACCACGTATACCTATCGTAGCACTTGGAGTTTGTATAGATATGTTTTCTTTATCTATAGATGCTAACTTACCTGTGATAAATCTTGCAGTACCACTTGCAAATTGTAAAGACATCTTAGACTTAGAAGGGTCAGGGTCATAGATAAATTCATCTATAATTAATTCAGAATGTTCTGTCAATCTAACTTGACTGTCATCTAAAAAAGTAATGCCCAATCTCCCATTAGAAGTTTGGACATTATCGTAGCTGTTGATGTCTAGGTCTATAGAGGCTTGGAAGGTTTCATTTCTTACAACTCTACCTGTTCCGTTTAGTTCAGTTATGTTGCCTATATTAGCAACCGACTGCTGTTCCCCCATCGTTTTGAATGACGCAAATAGTGCCACTAGAACCATCAGATGTAATTTGTAACCAGTCATTGTCTAAAGTACTCAGTTGTTGTATGTTAAATGTTCTAGAGTTACCTACTTGATTTAACTTAAAGTAACCACCTGCATAACCTTGACCTGTAAAGTTTACAGTATTATCGTTACCATCTACATTTACATCATTGGTTGCATCAGCGTTATTAATATTAAAATCAAATGTGTTACCACTACCATCTATAACCCAATCAATATCTGCGTTACTTGCTAAAGATGTTGTAGCTAAGTCAAGTGTAAAAGTGTTTGTACCACCTGTTACATCTACATTAACATCAGAACCATTAGCACCATAGGTATTAGTAGGGTCTATCTGTACATTAAACACGTTAGTAGAACCATCAAACTCCCAAAAACCTACAAAGTTATCAGCAGTAATATCTCCTAAGAACTTATTGTTTGAGCCTATTTGATTAATATCAATAGTCTGTGTACCACCATCTAAGTCTAGTGCAGTCATAGTACCAGCAATTGCATCTGCTCCACCTATAATGTTACCTGAACCTAATTGTTCAGCATCTAAGTTAAACGTAGCACCTGATTGGTCTATGTATATTTCGTTGTCAGCCCCGTATAGCAGCGATGCACTCGTCATCACAACTAGGCTTAATAATTTTATTCTGTTCATATTTCCAATAGCCTCTCTCTATTCCTATGTTTATAATATTCAACACTCCAGTCTCTACAGCTTTTTGTAATGCTATAGAAACACTTTCATTCTCTGATATACCACCTTCTATTTCTACTAGCTCTGTGCCAGTCTCAATAAAACGAAATACATCTTGAGAAACACTTGTAGATAAAATGCTTTTGGATACTAATGTTTCCATAAGAACTTCACCAGTAGATACAGATACTAACCTTAAAGATATAGTAACTGTGTCTTCTCTAAACTGCTTACTTGTTCCGATACCTAAGTACCTTGCACCAGAACCTCCAGATTTTAGATTAGCTTCATAACTAATCACGCCACCTTGGACTAACAACCCTGCAAATAACAGTGGTTGCATCTTATTATCTTCTTTAAAATCTTTACGTGTGCTACGTATGAGTTGTCTTTCTTTTGTTAGGTCATCTAAACCTACACGTTCTACAACTCTAAAAAACTTTCCACCTGCTGTATGCTTAAAAGCTCTA